TCAAATAACCAACTTAACCCATTCCTGACCTCGAGTATCGTTATAGCGATCGGTGGTTGCCTGGACTTTATGTCCTAGTAATGTTTTTGTATCGATACCCTGTGCACGGTACAGCCGTTCTGATAGAGAGCGTTGTTCATGAAATGTTGGCGGAGTTTTTCCTGCTGGTGGAATTATCCCAGCCAGATCCCGTGCTTTGGCAAAGTAGTCGCTCAGGTTGTCTTTACTCATCGGCTTCGGTTGTTTCTGGTGCCGACTATGGATTAGATATGGACTTAATATTCTGTCTCGGCACCCATCAATAACTTCTTTTAACGTTATCCCAATGGCATCACAGCGTAGTGTAAGCGGTAACGCCAGACGCATTCCGGTTTTTCCCTGGGTGATATGCAAGTGTTCGTTCCACACATCTGAAAAACGCATGTGGCAAATGTCATCACGGCGCTGACCAGTAACAATCGCAAGAAGCATTGCGTTACGGATAAAGTGTTTTTCAGGCGTTGCATTGTAAATTTTTTGCCAGTCTTCCATGGTGAGCCTGGCTCTGGTTACTTTAGGGATCGGTTTACGGGTAGCCTCCGGAGGATTCCATCCAGGAGGAACTTCCCCTGCATGCTGTGCTTCTTTATAAATATCAACCCATAATCCACGATTTACTCTCGCTGTGCTGACCATGTCTTTATCCAGCCACTCATCCAGTATTAATGCAAAGTCTCTTACTTCCAGTTCTTTCAATGGGTGGTTTCCCAGACGGGAAACCAGGTATGCAGCCATTCGGGTTTTTTCTTTGTGAGTTGTAGCTGCAATATCTCCATTTTTCAGTCGCGTGTCCTGTATTTTCAGATATCGATCAACCCATGCCTTTAATCTGATACCCCGACGTTTTGTTGCTGACGGACTTTCATCAATTTTGCGCATGAAATATTCAGCTTCTGCTGCAGCTATTCGCTGATTGGCTGTGGAAGCGATTTTTTCTGCCTTACCTTTGTCTGTTCCGAGTCCGTGAAATTTTCCAGTCACAGGATTTTTATACTGGTAGTAAACTCTGCCAGTTCTGCGATCAAACTTTTCGTAAAGACCGGCTACGTCAGTGCTGTTTTTTCGTGGCCTCGGTGACATGAGTTAAAATCTCCTTCAGTGCATCATCATCGCCAGTATGAATTTCCGGCGCAATTCCCGTTTCACCAGGCCCAACAAATACTGCTCGGCGATCTATCAGCCAACGCCCACGAATTTTTTGTGGTCTTGGAACGATGTATCCTAGTTTTCCGTATTTCACCAGGGTAGTGTTTGTTATTGGGAGACTGAACCGTTTTGGTTTCCACTCGTCGAGCGTTATCAGGTACTGTTCGCTCATGGCTATCACTCCGGAACGCGCCAGTTGCAGAATATCAACGACAACTGGCGACGGTTGAACATTAAAAATCAGCCTGATTCGGGATCAGTTTTTGCCAGATAGCTGAAACGTATTTTGCCTGGTAACGAGCGTCATCAAGTGCATTATGGCGCTCACCTTCGAATGGGATAGCAGTTCTGGCATCGAAGTCTATGGCTTTCCCCAGCTCAACGATTGTGCGTACATCGCGATCGTTGTAGTAACGCCACGGGCAGGGGATCCCCTGCCGTTCGTATGAACGGCGCAAAATCGTGTTGTCGAAGTTGGCTCCATTTCCCCAGACCTGAACAAAAAATTCACCGGAGTTTTCGTCGATAAATTCCCGCAATTGTAACAGTGCATCATCTAACGGGATTTCATCGGTCATAATGGCAGATTGCGCTTCGCGTGATTGCTTAAGCCACCATTTAATGGTGTCCCGATCAATGACTCCGCCAGCAGTTTCCAGATCGATAGTCTTACTAAATTCCGGTCCCATATCTCCGGTTTGCGGATCGAAAAATATTGCACCTATTGAGATGATCGGGGCATCAGGATTTTTTCCCATGGTTTCAAGGTCGATCATTAGATGGTCACACGTCCTGCTGGTGGATGTGATTTCGTGATGACCGTTCACCTTAATTGAGTGATCTGCCGTCTCGCCAGTTTTATTATCGCTGGCGTGATGCTGATTGCCGCCAGGGTTCTCCTTGTGTGGATGTTCAGCGCCTTCCATTTCCTCCGGATCATTTTCCTGAACTTCAACCTGATTCTCTTCATCGAATGTTTCCTGGTATGTTGCGTCGCCCATCACCGCGCCACAATCAGGGCAGTTGCCGCCGCCGGTCTGACCGCAGGCGGTGCAGACTTTTTCCGGTTCCTGTTGCGCTACTGATTCGGATTGTTTCGTTTCTGGCTCGTTTTGTAACGCATTTGGGCTGTTTTGTTCCGCTTTTTGGTCGTTCCGTTCCGATTCATGCTGGTTCTGGTTCACAGAATCGCGAGTCTGGATCCCCTTGACCCATTTCGGATCATTAGGGTCGCTAATCCCCTCAACAAATTCACCACGCGATACAGCAAGTAACTTATCGGCGTCAGGCTGGCTGATATTGGCTGCCTGCATAATTTTGTTTACTTCGTCAGCGGTGACTTTTACTTGGTTAGCGGAACTCACCTGCGACTGAGCATCCAGCGACTGCGCGTTCTGGCCATGTTCAGTTGTATCCGGTTCCATTGTTTCAGTTGTTGCCTGTTCACCTGCCATTGCGTCAGATGGTTGTGGTTTTTCTTCTTCTGTTTCACGCTCAGTAACCACCTCGCGGTTAATTTCTTCCAGGATATCTTTTTCCGGCGTATGCCGGGCAGCTGTGAGAGTTTCCTTGCTGGGGTTCTCGTGATCAGTTTCCGTCAAATAGGCGTTGATATACCCCTGAAGGCGTCCCGGGTAGTGATAAAATTCAGGGTGTGCGCTTCGGATAAGTGCAAAAATAGCGGCGCGGGAATAGTCCAGAATACCCGGGGTTGCACGAAGTGCTGCGGACCATTCTTTGAACGGACTTTCTTTGTTCAGGACTACTTCTTTTGCGCGACGATAAACGCTGCCCGGAATTTCATAAATATTAAAATCCATCGGAAGTGTGGCTGCTGCAATCTCCACATCCAGTGTGTCGAGGGTGTGTACTAAATTCGGATTGCGATCGGTTTTGTTCCCACCGCCAGCATTAGCACCGGAAGCCGTGCGGGTGATGCGTGAAACACGATTTCCTTTCATCCACTCTTTTGTCAGCAGACCCCGATCAGTGTAGTCAGCGTCCAGGTATGCTTCGAAAAAAGCAGTTATTAGTCCCAGGTCTGAATTACCAGGATTAGGGAAAACTTTGTCAGTGTCACGAACCAGTTTGTGGAGGTCGCGAATCTCCAGCGAGTCGAGCAGACTGGTTTTATGCGAAATAGCCAGGGCAGTAACAGCCGGTAGTTCTTCAGCCCGTGCAATGTGTAATGCCTGGAGTTCGTCGCGTGAAACGTGCGTTACTGGTTTTTCGCTGCCGTGTTGAGCAAGCCAACGAATGGGCAGTTCCTGACCGGAGACAGGCAGAAGCATGCTCTCCTCAATCTCAGTCATGTCTTCGCCGTTGATGTTGGTATTGTCAGTGCTGGCTGGTTTGTCCTGAACAGAGGGGGAAGGGCCGATAAATGTCATTGTGATGCCATCTTTCCCGCCTTTTTCATAGCGGTTGCAGAATTCAGTATCAAACACGCCTTCTGGCGGAAGGTCGTCAACAACGGGCAAATTGACGCGGACGGGTTTTTTAAAGTCGTCTTCATCATAATCGTTGTCATCCATTGCGGTAATGCAGCGGGAGATTGCAACAGATAATTTTTTTGCTGTAGTCCAGTAAAAACCACCTTTAATTCCCAGGCGTTTTCTTACTTTGTCATTTTTTGCTTCGCAATATAGTGCAAATTCTTCTTTATCAGTGCTCATTATTGGTAAACCTCATCACAGATTTAAGGGTGAACAAATCTCTGCCATTGCTGACATATAAGAATGAAACTGGATATTTATTACGGTGCTGTTTTAAAATCCTGCCGGGATTTCGTTATTATCCTGGTGAATAACTTTATCGACCGGGTAACAGTTACCGGGAATTTTCTGTTCGGTTGCTGCAGTCACACACTCCTGCATTGTCCTGTGAACACTGACTGCAATATCAACTGGCTCTCCGGAAACAAGAAAAAATGTCAGAACAAGTGCAAATGCTGTATTCATTGCCAGCATCCTTTTTGTATCGGACGTAAACGGGCCAGCATTGAAAGAATGCATATTTTATTTAATAACTCCCGTTCGTGTTTTCTCTTGTTAATGGCATCTTCAGTAAATACAGGGTTACTGATAGTGACACCAATTTCAAAACAACCTTCAGACGTATTAACGTTTGGTAATAACGTTTCCATTATCGCGTCCTCAACAATGAATTTTGTGATGCAGTGCCTGGTGCCTCCAGGTGACGTTAACCAGTTAACAATTAACGCCGGATACAGAGAATCCACCCATAACACTGTTTTTGGTTTTAACTGTTCCGCGTGCGCTTAGCCGCATTCACCGCATCACAAAATTCACTTTAAAAAGGGCGGCAGAGCAGTCACGGAGTAAAACTGATACCGCCAAACGTCACCAGAAAATTGATAACAGAGGGCGTTGCAGCGGGGTTGTCACTTAAGCGTATGGTCAACCTGACAACCCGGTGTCCTCAACGGGGGAAGGAATAACCCCGCCATACTTACCGCCGCGCCATTTCGCGGATTGCCACAACCGGAAGCGCACGGTCGACGAAAATTTAACGACAGGCTATCTATGAACCAGCTACCTCGCCGTGCGCTTTCGCGTTATGGTCTGACTTTTCAGGGAAATATCCTTTCAGTAAACTGTCAGTGCCGGATGCTCACCCGTGTCCGGCGCACGCACTCCACCTCACCCGTGGAGAACTCCTTAATTACCAACCTTAGCTTCGTTGGTTAGCTATTAACGCGGGTATGTAATCATTCTGGCAATGCTTAATGCCGCTGCTTTTTCCAGATTGGTGATATCCTGCTCCAGAGCGGACAGATTTTCAGCCTGCTTAGCCCTGGCTTCATTAGCCCATTTCAGATCCTGCGCTGCATTAATTTTCTGGCGCATCCACTCATAAAGTTCATCATCGGTATAGTCTGGCGCGATGATGACGGGTTCTCGTTTCTGCATGTCGGCTCCTTGTGGTTAGCGTTGCCTGCTTTTAACCACGTCAGGCGAGGTGGTATCCTCTGAGGGGTCTGTTACTCGAGAGGAAATTGGTTATGAATACAATCAAGTTTTCTTGCCCAGAATGTGGTGGCGAAGTCTTTGACACATCCTTTAAGCCGCAGGGCTCTGACAGTTTCGCGGGAGCCATCTGCAAAAATTGTGGTCACCTTGTAACTGAAGATGAGTCCTCGCAGTTCGATGACGAAATCGTTGACAATATCTTCGGTGCACTCACCAGAGACTTTCTGAAATAAAGACGCATACCGCTTAGTTACCGCTCTGATAACTCTTACCTGTCCGGCAATGGCGCTGATGTCAATATAAAGCGCCATTGCTGCTTCTTTGCCGATCCCGTGATGCCTTCCATTCTGATGTTTGACTTCGCCCACTGAGAAATCCTCTGTTTCCCCTTAACGCCGGGGTAGCGGAACTGTTTGCTGAGAACACCGTGCGGTGTCTTGATGAATAAAATTTAGAATAACCTAAGATATGTGGTCAAGATTTTTATGTAGAAAAACCTAAGTTTTTTGATGTGAAAAACACAAGTGTTTGAAAGTTTGTGCTTTTTATTACAGGGTGTGGAGAAAAAAGGGAGGGTTATTTGTTTGCGCTTCTTTTGCGAGCTTTGAGTAGTTCTTCAAAAAGTTTGTTGAAATTTTCAACTCGAGCACGCATCTCTGACAACAGGGCCTTTTGCTCTGACTCAGGCAGTGCGTCGAACAGTTGAAGTAACTCTTTTTGATCTTCTGTCAGAAGGGCTGGCTGATTATCCGGGATCGGTTCGCCTGGTTGTTTATCTTCATCCCCAAAAAGAAGCCAAGTCGGTGAGCACTGAAGCGCTTGGCTCAGTGCGAATAATCTTTTCCCCGCCGGCTGTGTTTCATCTCTTTCCCATTGAGAAATTGTTACGTGAGCCACTTTGACCAGCTTACCTAATGCGGCCTGAGACAGTTTTAATTTTTTACGCCTATGTAAGAGGCGAGCACCGAAGGTTTCGTTTTTCATATTAGGGAATTCTAATTTTTCTTGACTTAGGTTTCTCTACGATCTAGTTTCCTTAGGAAAATCTAAGGAGCTCGATATGTTGAAAATTGATGCTATAGCGTTTTTTGGCAGCAAAACAAAGCTTGCCAATGCCGCAGGAGTTAGGCTGGCAAGCATTGCTGCATGGGGGGAACTGGTTCCTGAAGGTCGCGCGATGCGCCTGCAAGAGGCATCCGGCGGGGAACTTCAGTACGACCCCAAAGTTTATGATGAATATCGTAAGGCAAAGCGGGCGGGGCGGTTGAACAATGAAAATCACCCCTGAACAGGTTTGTGAGGCTCTGGATGCCTGGGTATGCCGACCAGGAATGACACAGGAGCAGGCGACGATATTAATCACGGAAGCGTTCTGGGCTCTGGAAGAACGCCCGAACATCGATGTTCAACGTGTCACGTTTGATGATGGTGTGGTTGATCAACGGGCGCTGGGCGTTAACCGGGTGAAGATATTCGAACGCTGGAAAGCTATCGACACCAGGGATAAGCGGGAAAAATTCACGGCGCTGATTCCGGCAATTATGGAGGCTATCCGGATCAGTGATTTCAGGTTGTATTGTGAAATTACTGACGGAAAAAGCATTACGTACATGATCGCCAGGTTAAACAAAGAATATGGCGATGTGGTGGAGTCCGGACTGCTTTTTGCAGATCCTGCTGTTGTGGAACGTGAGACTGACGAGCTTATAGAAAAAGCTATTGCTTTCAAGCATGCGTATCGTCAGCAATACCAACATTACTTTGCAGATAAACAAATATCTGTCTGGGGTTCGTATGAGTATCGATGCACTACGATGGGCTAAAAAGGTGAAAACCGGCAGTTCATCCAGTAAGTCAGTATTAACCTGGCTTGCTGATATGTGCGGTGCCGATTTGTGTGCATACCCGTCTGTATCTGCACTGGCAGAAGTAACGGAACTGAACAAAAAGACTGTGCAGGACAGCTTACGACACCTGATGGAGATTGGGTTAATTGTTGATACCGGTGAGAGAAAAGGCCGAACAAAGCAGATCGTAGTGTACCGACTTATCGGTGTTGAAGAAAGTGTTACCGAGGCTGAATACACCCAAAAATGGGAGTCTTTAAAGGTGGGTAAAATTGGTACTGTTAATAAAAACAGTACCGAAAATGGCTATGTTTCAGCACAAAACAGACCCAAAAACGGAACTCTTAGCTGCATGGAAAATAACCAAAGACACCCAAATTTTCCATCAAAGACACCCAAAAATGGATCACGGAACCCAAAGGAACCCAAAGATCTAAACCCCACACATAACACACGCGAGAGTGCTCCGACCAGTGAGCAGGAAGTTTTGTCGTTACAGGCAGCACCCCCTGTATTCCTGGATGGCCTGAGCGAACCCATCGGAAAATTTCCGATGACCGATAGCTGGTATCCGTCACGGGATTTTCGACGACGGGCTGCGTTGTGGGGGATGGCTTTGCCGGAGACAGAATTTACACCTGCTGAACTTGCCGCCTTCCGGGACTACTGGACAGCGGAGGGGAAAGTGTTTACGCAGATTCAGTGGGAGCAGAAATTCGCCCGTCACGTAAATCACGTCAGGGCGCAGGTTAAACCAGTCAGCAAGGGGGTAAACCATGCAGCAGCACCAGGTGGCACCGCATCACGGGCAGTTCAGGAAATTCGGGCAGCACGTGAGCAGTGGGAACGTGAAAACGGATTTATCAGCGACGGAAACGGCCTGGAAGCTGTGGGAGCTCATGGGGGAGGTTTATTCGAACCGCTGGACCCAGAAGAATGGGGCCGCACCTTCGAAGCTCTGGATTGCACAGATTGGCGCGATGACTGAGCAGCAAATCCGACAGGTCTGCCGCCAGTGCATGGACCGCTGCCGGGCGGGTGAAACATGGCCTCCGGACCTGGCTGAGTTTGTGGCACTGATTTCGGAAAGCGGAGCCAATCCATTCGGTCTGACGGTGGATGCCGTGATGGAGGAGTACCGTCGCTGGCGCAACGAGTCCTGGCGATACGACGGGAGCGATAAATACCCGTGGTCTCAGCCTGTGCTGTATCACATTTGCCTCGAGATGCGTTCAAAGGGGATTGAGCGGCAGATGACCGAAGGGGAGTTAAAACGGCTTGCAGAACGGCAGCTGACGAAATGGGCAAAGCATGTTAGTAACGGCCTGAGCGTTCCGCCAGTCCGGCGACAACTGGCGGCCCCCAAACGTCCTGCGGGACCAACGCCAATTGAGTTGCTGAAACAGGAATATGAACGCCGGAAAGCGGCTGGGTTTGTCTGATTTGAGAAGTAATTTTTACCGGGAGGAAATTTATGGAGACTGTTTTTGACGCACTGAAAGCGATGGGAAAAGCCACGTCGGTAGAGCTGGCTGCGCGACTTGATATCAGTCGTGAAGAAGTGCTGAACGAGCTGTGGGAACTGAAAAAGGCTGGCTTCGTTGATAAAAGCGTATACACCTGGCGTGTGGCTGGCGAAGGTGAATCCGGGGTAGCCGAAGAGCAGCCAGCACAATCTGAAGCACCGGATGTGCTAACCAGGGAGGTCGAACGAAAAGTTACCGCTGACATGATGATTGAGTTTATCGGTCAGGAGGGTGCTAAAACGAGTGAGGAACTGGCGGGTAAGTTCGGTGTCAGCACTCGCAAGGTTGCTTCCACGCTGGCGGTAGTAACCGCAACGGGGCGGCTGGCACGCGTAAACCAGAACGGTAAATTTCGCTACTGCATGCCGGGCGAGAATTTACCAGTAAAGCCGAAAGTCGCATCGGTAACGGAAAATGATGGTAAAGCCTTTCCTCAGCCAGCCGGCGTTGCGTTACCAGTACAGGAAGCTGCAACACAGGAAGATATTAAAACAGAAACTGTGGCGGACATTGTGCAGTCGTTGCCATCGTTCACCGAAACGCGAGCGGATGACCTGATTTTACCATCGCTGCATATGGCAAACCGCGAACTGCGTCGGGCGAAAAATCATGTCCAGAAGTGGGAGCGTGTCTGCGCCGCGCTGCGGGAGTTGAACAAGCATCGGGATATTGTTCGACAGATTACTGATTTTTCCCGCCGTGTTGCATCGGAAAAGTGATTGCCGGAGGCGCTTATGGCAAAAGTATTTACACAAGAAGAGCGGGAAAAAATTAAGGGGCAGATTGTTGAACTTGTACGTCTGAGCGGTCGCGAGACGTTACGGCAACTGGAAGCGAAAACAGGTGCGACAAGATATCTGATGAGTGTTCTCGCCAGAGAGCTGGTTGCCAGTGGCGATGTATACAATTCTGGCTACGGGTTATTTCCGTCTGAACAGGCTCGTAAGGACTGGCAAAACGCCCGCAAAAAACTATCGAGGGCAAAGGCGAAGAAACCGGTTGTGGTTGCTCCGGACCTTATCTGGTCATTACCAGACGGAGAAATACGCCGCTACGACAGGCGTCAGAACATGATTTGCCGTGAGTGCCGGGAAAGCGAAGTTATGCAGCGTATACTAACGTTCTATTGGGGAATATAGCCACTAAATAAGGTAATGAACCAAATGAACACGGAAAAAGCGAAAACGCAGCTCAGGATAATGCTTGCCGGTCCGGCTGCGAGTTATACGACACATTCACCAGCCATAAAAAAGGTTCTTGATGAACTGGAAGCCAAAGACAAGCGCATTGCAGAACTGGAGGCAAGGGAAGTCCAGCTACCGGCTGGCTATGAACTTCGATATGGACACCCGATAAATGCTGATGAGCGCCATGTCATGATACCTAAGGAAAATGGCAGCTGGATTTATCTGGCTGATTTAGAGCGCGCACTACGTGTTGCTGGCATTCGCATCAAAGGAGAGTGACGTGGAAATAAAACCAGAAGATGAGTTAAGTAATATTGTTTTATTTCCGGTAAAAGAAGATGACCCACGTAATCAGGTTAATTTTCTTTATGAGCCATCGGAAAGACCATATTGCCATCACGCTTCTGTCCGGGTTGATGAAAAAGAGCGTCAGGTCCGCTGTAAAATCTGCGGTGCAGTTGTGGAGCCGTTTGACTGGATGCTCTCTGTGGCGAAAAGAGAAACCAGACTGGCAGATGATGTAAGGCTATTGCGTCAGGAGGAACGGGAAAGGCGGAAAAATATAGAAAAGCTAATTCAGATTGAGCGTAACGCAAAAGCGCGGATACGCAGAGCGACAAAATCCAGAACTGAATAATTAAATTTAGCACTGTTAAAAATTTAATCCTTAACCGGAGGGATTTCTGTACCCTCAGAACATCAGGAGGCCGCCTGAAAGGGCAGTAATGAAAAATGACTGAATTAACAAAAGAGCAATTAATCGAAGAAGCTAAATTTAAAATAGCGATTGCGAAATGCCACCCTAATTCAGAGATGGCACGGGTAGAGGGTGAGTTATTCAAAATTGCACTGGCATCGCTGGAAGCGGAGCCTGTTGGTGAATTTTATGAGTATAAGCCGGGCGGCTGGTATCAGCATTCGGCTGGAGATAAAGCGCCAAAGTGGATACAACTCTACGCTGTGCCGCCAGCGCTCGCAGCACCTGAAGGACTGGTTAAAGCAGTGCGCTTTTATGAACAGGTAAAGCGTGAGAATCCACCAGTCGAAACAGGAGCATGGAAAGATGCTGTTGATTGGGTACTCAAAGAGGCCTGCTGTGCTGTCATTCTGGGTAAAGCCGACAATCCATTAGCATCCAGTAACCAAGTTGGCGAATTAACAATGTGGGTTAAACGACTGGTCAGTCAACTGAAAAAAGCTAATCCAGACTGCAAATTACCGGAGAAGGCGATGGACTACCTGAAGCGGAACGAACTGATAAGCGCGGAGGATGTTTTGCGATGACCTGGCCTGAAGCATTCACAACGGTAGGAATTGCAATGGCGGTGGCGCTGGTGGTGTATTCGATTTGCCGCTGGGGGGAAGGTATTAAAAAACGCCCCGCACACAGACGTTGAGCGCCTGAGATGTGGGGATAGGGAGTTAGTTAAATAGTTGTACAACAATACCTGATTTTATATTGAAGCAAGAAATAGGTTGCTACATATTGAATCATGCGTGTGTACGTCAAATATGGGAGGTCATCGTGCTGGTTCTGAAATGTGCGCTGGCTATTGCGGCAGTAATGGCAATTTATTGTCTTGTTATCGTTCTTATGAATCACCTCTCTGATTGATTTTATATTGGCGAGGTGACGTGAGTTAAGTAGAATTGCTGCGGGTGCTTGAGGCTATCTGCCTCGGGCATGAACACCAACGGCAGATAGAGAAAAGCCCCAGTTAACATTACGCGTCCTGCAAGACGCTTAACATTAATCTGAGGCTCAATCCATGCTGAACACATGTAGGTTAGCCTCTTACGTGCCGAAAGGCAAGGAGAAGCAGGCTATGAAGCAGCAAAAGGCGATGCTAATCGCCCTGATCGTCATCTGTTTAACCGTCATAGTGACGGCACTGGTAACGAGGAAAGACCTCTGCGAGGTACGAATCCGAACCGGCCAGACGGAGGTCGCTGTCTTCACAGCTTACGAACCTGAGGAGTAAGAGACCAGGCGGGGGAGAAATCCCTCGCCACCTCTGATGAGTCAGGCATCCTCAATGCACCCACACTTAACCCGCTTCGGCGGGTTTTTGTTTTTATTTTCAACGCGTTTGAAGTTTTGGATGGTGCCGGAATAGAATCAAAAATACTTAAGTAGCGCGCAGGGAGAAGAGGGATGGACCCCGAACAGGGGAGTGCTATTTATCTGGAAGGATTCTGTTGATGAAAATCGAAGAATTACGTGAAATTTTTAGTGAAGATGGCCTCTATACTGTGCGCGTTGAGAATGGCGCTATTGTCAGCCACTGCCGTATTAAATGTTTACAGTCTCAACAAAGGAAGAGTGGAGCTGCGTTAATTCATTTTGTGGATGGGCTTGTGACGGATGGTTTTATTTTGCGTGCAAATGAATTTGTCACATCGTTGCCGTCTCTGAAAAAAGCTGGGATTAAGGCTGGTTTTTCTGCTTTTGAAGATTAGTGAATTCATCTACAATTCAGCGCAGGGCTGAACCCCTGTTGAGTAACACTGTGCCACCGGAGAAAGCCGATGGCGCAAAATTCCAGACTACACAATTCTGATAATTCAGCCGTCTTTGTCAGCAGGCACGGGCGGCGTTCTCACACATTCAAATATGACTGGTACCAGCATGACCCCTGCACTGAAGAACAGGCCGAATGGCTGATTCAGAACTACCGCAGACGTGGGTATGTGTTTAGGAAAGCCCTCACCCTCGATTATCGTCTCTGGATAATCTCCGTCAGGCTCCCTTATTCCGAACGCCCGCCGCGTCCGTCCCGCACATTCCAGCAACGCATCTGGAGGTAACGTGCGGGTATTGCTTCGACCTGTTCCTGTACCGGAACTTGGGCTGGTGGTCCTTAAGCCTGGCCGTGAATCCATGCAGGTATTTCATAACCCTCGAGTGCTGGTGGAGCCGGAACCGAAAAGCATGCGTAATCTGCCGTCCGGGGTCGTTCCTGCCGCTCGCCAGCCGCTGGTGGAAGACAAAACATTGCTGCCGTTTTTCAGTAACGCACGGGTGATTCGTGCTGCTGGTGGTGCTGGTGCATTGTCTGACTGGCTGTTGCGCCATATTAAATCCTGCCAGTGGCCACACGGCGATTATCATCACAGCGAAACCGTCATTCACTGTTATGGTACCGGCGCAATGGTGTTGTGCTGGCACTGCGACAACCAGCTGCGTGACCAGACATCCGAATCACTCGAGCAACTTGCTCATCAAAACCTGTCAGCATGGATGATTGACGTCATCGGTCACGCAATAAGCGGTACGCAGGAGCGTGAATTATCTTTGGCTGAATTATCCTGGTGGGCGGTCCGCAATCAGGTGGCGGACGCGCTACCGGAAGCGGTATTACGTCGTTCGCTGGGGTTGCGTGCGGAAAAAATCCGCTCAATGTACCGTGAAAGCGATATCGTACCGGGAGAGCAGACCGCCACCAGCATACTGAAGCAGCGCACAAAAAATCTTGCGCCGCTGCCTCACGCCCACCAGCAAAACCCGCCACAGGAAAAGACGGTGGTCAGCATTGCCGTTGATCCGGAGTCACCGGCTCAGTATCTCCAGCGCCAGAAACCACAACGGGAAGAGATGCCTGTATACACGCGCTGGGTAAAAACGCAGAAATGCATGACGTGCGGTAATCAGGCAGATGATCCGCATCACATCATTGGTCATGGACTGGGAGGGATGGGAACAAAGGCTGATGATTTGTTTGTTATTCCGCTGTGCCGTAAATGTCATAACGAACTGCACGCCGGGGTAAAAGATTTTGAAGAAAAACACGGCAGCCAGCTGTTGTTGCTGATTCGTTTTTTAATGCACGCGAGAAATTCGGGTGTCCTGAAGTGGAAAGCATGAATGACTGAACGCATAGAATTTGTTTTGCCTTACCCGCCGACGGTGAATACCTACTGGCGACGTCATGGCAATACGTATTTCATCTCGGAGGCCGGAAAGCGTTATCGCCGTGATGTGGCGCTAATTGTTCGCCAGCAGCGGCTGAAATTAAACCTGTCCGGAAGGCTGGCGATAAAGATTATTGCAGAGCCACCGGATAAGCGCCGTCGTGACTTGGACAATATCCTGAAGGCACCACTGGATGCGCTGACGCATGCCGGACTACTTATAGACGACGAGCAGTTTGATGAAATCAATATTGTGCGCGGTCAGCTCGTTCCTGGTGGGCGGCTGGGGATAAAAATCACAGAACTGGAGTGCGCATGAATAACCAGTATTTACAGTTTGTGCGTGAGCAGCTCATTATCGCCACCGCTGATTTGAGTGGGGCAACAAAAGGTCAGCTTGAAGCCTGGCAAGAGAATGCCATGTTCGATACAGGGCGTTACAGGCGAAAAAAAATCCGGTACCGCGATGAAGTGACTGGAAAAATGATAACGCGGGATAATCCACCAATCCCGGGAAAGCAATCGCTGGCGAAGGGGACGTCAATACCTCTGGTCAGTCCGGTTGAGTTTTCGACATCATCGTGGCGGCGGGCTGTTCTGTCTCTTGAAGAACATCATAAAGCCTGGTTGTTGTGGTGTTACAGCGGGAGTATTTGTTGGGAATATCAGATCGCGATAACACAGTGGGCGTGGAATGAATTTAATACTCAATCCGGTACCAGAAAAATTGCAGGGAAAACGCAGGAACGCCTGAAAAAATTAATCTGGCTGGCGGCGCAGGCAGTAAAAGCAGAACTTTTTGGTGGGGAAAGTTATGAATACCAGGAGCTGGCATTACTGGCGGGAGTGACAACTAAAAACTGGTCCAAAACATTTACTCGTCACTGGGTTGCAATGAAACACATTTTTCACCGACTTGATAGTGAGGCTTTATTGTTTGTAATGAGAACACGTTCAAAACAAAAGGCGGCATTTTCAAAGCAAAGTGTTGCAAAAGTAGATTGA